AGGAGAGAAACTTCCGTTATAAGGAGCGCCAACACCAGCAACGGTGATTGTTTCACCTTGTTGGAAATTGCTAGATCCAGCAAGGGTAAGTGTGGCAAATCCGGCAGCCGAAGAGGCGCCAGTGACATTTACCGTTTCTGAATAGCTTTTATAGAAACCCTTACCATAACCAAGACCAAGCAACTGCGGGCCAATCGTGGCGTAGTAAGTAAGATTTAACTGGCTATAATTCAGAGACTGAGTGGTTGACTGATTAGCTGAGTTTTGAGCGGTAAACGTAAAACCAGTGTTATCTGCCTCCCTGACTGTATATTCACCATAGATGATGATGCCGCCAACGTCCGTCGGGACTGTAAAGGCGACAACATCGCCAGGGGCGTAATAATACGGAATAGGAGCAGTTGATATCAGAGGGTTTATATTGGCGATATCACAACGGACTACTGCGCTGTTATCTGTAACCGTAAAGGTCGGGAATAACGTCGTTGTCGTCGTAGATTGGGCTGGGATGCCAGTCTCAATCTCATAATCTCCGCCAGTCACTGATACGATGTCATACGACCCAAACAACAATATGCTGCCAACTTCTACCTGCGTATTGAAGATCACCGTATCGTATATCGTCACATCCGTCTGAAGCGTGTCTGTGACGGTAACGATTGAGCTTCCATTAGTCGTCGAAAGCGTAAATTGTGCCGGGGAGTTTGTAAGATTATGATTGATGACTAACGGTGTAATATCAGACGTATTATTGTTCGCCGTGATATATAGACGCTCAGTCGTTCCTAGCGCATACCGCTTGTCTTGCGTCAGGCCCTGCCAAGCATGCAAGGCGCGGGACTTCCCGATATACGTTGTGTTGACGTATTTCGTATACCCACCCCGCTTTTCAGGGATATTGTCGCGCCAGCGGATGAAGTTGCTTTCCGAAATACCAGCAGCATTGTCGGCGCGTGTTTCTTCAATATCGACGCCGGGGATGATGCGGAGGCTTTCGAAAGGCAAGGCTTAGCGCTCCGGAGGATTGGCCACGTTGGAATATGAAGTCCAACCGGGTCCACTGAATTTTTTGCGCATTTCCTCTCCGTTGGCGGAGGCGAACAGGCGCTCGTATGTGCTTTCCCAAGACTGAGATTGCTGCGGATTATCGGCCTGCGATCCAAAATCTCTCTGATATCCAGAGGCGAAGATCATGCTGGCGGCGATAAACAAGTCCGGCAGATATTGGGTCAGGAACGTCGTCGGGTTGTTTTCCGTAAGAGGTGACGGGCGGATCGTGCCCACAACTTCCAAACGGTAAGAACCATTAGGCCACGGGCCAAGGATCACAGTCCATTGGTCAATCATCGCAAAGTAGGAAGGCTGGCCCGCCCCAACATTTCCGCTACCGTAGGTGGCCTCTAGGAAGTCTCTGGACACTGGCTGAAGAGCAGACCGGCTACCATTGGCCGCCGTTGCGCCAGCCGGGAAAAACAGGTTGATGCCTTGGACCGTGACAAACTTGCCTTGAGACGTAATCGGAAGTGTAAACTCCCTAGTCCCCGAAACCGTGCTGCCGTCCGAGTTCCTGACAACCGTATTCAAAAGGTCAAGTTCACGGTAAATACGCTGCTCAGCGTAGTCGATCATGCCTGGGAGCATGGTCTGGAACTGAGGCGTGTCCGTCGTCACCGTCATGATATTCGCTATCTGGGCGACGTAGGTGGTATAATTCAAACTCATGGCCGGTCGACCTTCTGATCCAGCTTGTCAAATATTCTGGACAGCATGTCTTTGATTTCTTTCATGCCTTCCTGAAATTCGTCTTTGCGGATGTAATTGCTAGGCAGGTCGACTTCTATTTGGTGCAATTCTTCCCGAAGCTTCTGAACCGCGTCCCACAGGGTTCTAGCCAGCCATCCACCTACGGATAGGGCTATCCCCGCGGCAATGTTGATCATTGTCTGCGTGTCCATAATTCTCGCCATGTTGGGAAATGGCCCCGGAACGAATTTCGGGACCATGTATTTTTACAGAAAAACCAGCCGTTTGCCAAGCCTATGCGGCAACAATTGTAGACGATAGGTCTTTTTCTATCATCTCAAGATTACCCTTCAGTCTTTCGTCGTTTGGAGACAGGCCGACCGCCCACTTTGCCTGCTCTAAGGCAATCTGTTTAAGGCCCAAATTCCAAGCTGCGATGGACGCCAAATCATGCGCCCAGTGCCCCCAAACCGCCGGATCGCATGTATAGACAAGCTCACGGTTGGTGATTTCTAGGGCCTTCATGGAATAGGCGAAGCATTCAGCCCATCGAGCCTGCCGATACATGAGCATAGCCAGTTCGCACCAAGGCTCCCTAGTATTGGGGGCCTCAGATGCCGCCTTCATGTAGTTCATTTCAGCATTCTTGTGGTCGAACATTTCGTCGTAGCACTTGCCCATAACCCGATAGGCATAGCAGCGCTCATTCATCCATGTGGCGCCGGGGAGCGCCAGATACCGCTCGCATTCCTTAATTGAGTTTAGCCAGTCCCGATGGAACATAAGTTCACGAGCGTAATAGAACGCATTCCGGGGACAGTGCGGATCTTCGTTGACAGAAAGTTTGAGTAGATCCAGATACTGGCCACGGCTTTTTGTGGGGTCCGGGTGATGGGACACCAGAAGCTTGTTTGTATATGCGTAAATCTCATCTGTTCGGCCATCCGGACGGGGATATTCATGACATGGGTGATGCCAATGATAGCCCTTGCGATGATGGATTTTCTCATACTGGAACTTAATTCCGCAGCCCCAGTCAAACATATACCGGAGACGGGTCGTTACACCTGGCTCCCATACGCGCTCAATCTCCTCGCGCCATCCCGGCTCCATTACCTCATCAAGATCAAGACTGATGCAAATATCAATATCGGCCGGAATGAGGGATAGGGCAGCGTTCCGAGCATGATCAAAACGCCAAGGGTTAATGTATATGCTATGGACTGTCGCACCATGTATGCGGGCCTTTTCTGCCGTTCCGTCTGTTGACCCGGTATCCGCAATCATGATGTGATCGGCGCCAATAGCACTTTCCACAAAACGCTGGACAAAGCCTACTTCGTTTTTGCTGATTGCGTAGACACAAATTTTAGGCTTGACCGGCTGATCAGACCAAACAAAGACGCCGATTTCTTTGTCCTGCCGCCCAAAATCAGGCTTGCCAAATACTCTGTGAACATCCTCAACAGACCAGTTGTCTGTGACATGCTTTTCGTAAGGATTGCCCTGAAATTCATCCTGCGGGTAATGTCCTATCGGGATGCTGACAATGACGGTGTTAGCATATTTGCGAACATTATCGAAAAGGCTCTTTGCCTCTTCTTCCGTCATATGCTCAAGGATATCTCCCAGAATAGCGATATCAAATTTGCCGTCAGAACCGACAACATCCCATTCAATCGTGCGAGCGTCTTCTAGGTATAGTTCCTTATAGAACCCATTGAGCCCAAACTGTTCTACATATGGGCCCCAAACCTCAATACCGGTGAAATGCTTATCAAGGAACATTTTAGCGTATGTTCCGCTTCCACATCCCACATCAAGTATTCTGTCGCTTTTTACCTTGCCGAATATATAGCGGACAAAGCTCTTGCCGCTTTCTGAGCTGTAAGGCATTTATAACCCCAAATTGGACGCCCCGGCGCGGGGAGCCTTCATTACTTGGCTTTTAGAGCATCTACCTCAGCCTTAAGTTCCTTTATGGCGTTAATCAGAATGGCGATGATCGGGCTGTAGGCAATGCCCAGTTTGCCATCTTTCGGACTTTCCGTCACAACTTCCGGTATAACTTTCTGGACGTCCTGAGCAATAAGCCCTATTTGCCGTCCAAGGTCGTTCTCGTAGGTCCAGCTATAATATACGCCCTCAAGCCTCTTGATTATGTCGATGGCGTTGGTGATTGGCGCGACATCTTTCTTCAGTGTTGCGTCTGATACATTGGTATATGGTCCACTGCCCGTCACCCCAGACCCAGCGGCATACGGGAGAGTAAGATTATTGTTGGGTATGCTTGTAATGGAAAGAAACGACGAGCCGCTACTAAAAATTCCAAATGGAGCCCCCGTTCCAAATGAAATATTGGCAGTTGATGCATTTAACAGCATTCCACCCGCGGCTGTTATGGTAACTGACTGAGAAAAAGTATTTGTTGCTGTCCAAGTATTTGTCCCGGATAAAGACGGAACAGAAAAGCTAAGTTTTGTCGCATCAATTGTTGATGTAGCAATGTTAGTTCCTTGGATAACTCCGGCTCCAATAAGAGAACTAGAGTTGATAGCTCCGGAAGCTATGTTCGTAGATTGAACGGCGCCAAATCCAATAAGCGTAGAAGTAATCGCCCCGGTAGCTATCTGGCCGCCGGTAATTGACCCAGCATTGACTGTCCAAACAGTTCCGCCGCCGCTGACCGTAATCTGACCACGCGATCCATCCGCCAATCCGGACGAACCAGTCGGACCAGTGGCGCCAGTAGGCCCAGTAGGACCAGAGACAGTCGAAGCCGCTCCGGTGGGGCCAACATTGCCAACCGCCCCAGTCGGACCCGTAGGGCCATTGGGGCCGGTGGGTCCACTAGCTGGGCCCGTGGGACCTCCCGCTCCAGTTGCGCCGGTAGGACCAGTAACGCCAGTTGGTCCGGTCACGCCTTGGATACCCTGAGATCCAGTTGGGCCGGTGGGGCCGGTAATACTTGCGCCAGTCGGCCCCGTAGGACCACTCGCCGGGCCTGTGGGTCCCATATCACCCGTAGGGCCAGTTGGGCCGGTATTGCCAGTATTTCCGGTCAAACCAGTCGGGCCGGTGGGGCCGGTGGAACCAGTCGGACCAAAGCCTGTTGGGCCTGTAGGGCCACTAGCCGGACCCGTAGGACCGCCTGCTCCGGTAGCTCCCGTCGGGCCTGTCGGGCCATTGCCTCCGGTTGATCCGGTAGGGCCTGTGGGTCCCACCAAAGCAGGGCCAGGATAGGCTTGCCAAGCAGTCCCGTTCCATC